CTCCCCGTGAGGGGAGGAAGTTCACATTCCTTGTGAGGGCCTTTTTATGGCTGCTTACCTAGGTAAGAAACCGAGAAAGAAAGCAATTTCCAAATTGCCTTCGATTGACGCGTCTTACAAATGGTTCAATGGATCCTCTTGGTTTAAAAGGGGAGGCCCGTTAGTTTGTCTGGACCAGAAATTTGGGAGTAATAACCCCAAATGGAAAGAAAGGATGAGCAACGGCTCAGATGCAGGCTCCGCGTACCAGCGGACTTTCGTATGGAAGGTTATACAGGATCAACCTGCTTCCTTCCAATGGGAGTCCTGGAAAAATGCCCTTAAAAAGGCATTCTGGCGGTATGAGATTGCTGGTGCCTATCCTATGGCACAAGTAAGCAGACTCACACACGACTACGTGGATGGGATGGACTATGTCAGGAGTCAAGCCAAGTTGGCTTTCCTGAACAAAGTAAACGACGAGATGTCGATGTTTAGCGGGGGTGTCTTCCTTGGGGAGCTCCGCCACACCATCCGGATGATTAAAAGCCCTCTATCTGGTCTCCAGGCTGTTACGAAAAAATACTTTCGCACGGCTTCTAAACTTCACAAAGCCGCAAAGAAGCGGCTGCGGAATAAGAAGTGGCGCAAGCCTCACGAAGACGAAAGCTTTCTTAACGCTCTAAGTAGTGCCTATCTTGAGTGGACTTACGGCGCAGCCCCTCTCCTAAACGATATGGAGAGAATAGGTCAAGCCGTCGGTTCAATCGTAGAGAAGCCCTTAGCGGATATCAGAGTTCAGGTGACCGTTCCGGCACCCGAACTACGGCCTTACAGCCATACGTTCCTCAGAGGCGAATCAACTGTTGCGCCTATTGTGGTTCATTTGCTGAACAGGCTTCAAGCTTCAGTTCGCATTACCGGCGCGATTAGAGGAGATGTTCGTTCCTCAAACGTCGAGAATGTCGAGAAACTGGGTTTGTCCTTAAACCAGTTTGTCCCAACAGCATGGGAACTGATTCCTTACTCCTTTGTATCTGACTATGTTGTTAACATTGGTCAAGTCTTAGGAGCGGCTTTTACGGCCACGTACGCACTTAGATTCGTTTGGCAAACTGAAAAGATCCGGCAACAGAATGAATGCACTTGCATTCCTATTTCCGGCCTTTCCGGCAATCCCAAATCATTTAAGGTGACGCTCGCGGCGGCTGCGATCGAAAGATTTCAGCTTAAGCGTTTAAAGCCTGACCTTTCGGTTTCAATCCAGGATCTCCATTTCCAGGACCCGACCGTGAAACATGCCGTTAATACGGCAGTGCTCGGATTTTCTAAATACCGGGCACTTAAAGATTTACGATAACTTTGGAGGCTCTATGAGCTTTACTCTCTCTACGCCGGTTACCGGTGCTGCTATGACGGGGTATCTTACCTCGCCAACCTATACGGTTGCCCTGGATTCCATTCCAGGTGGTGGCTTGACGAAGCAATATGCCGTTACGGCATTGGGTGGGACTCAAACTGATGTCTCAACCCATTCGACAAGCTCACCTTTTGCCATCAGCCTCACACGTCCCCAGACCTTCAAAGGTTTGGGAGCTGTGAATCCATCAACGGGTGCACTAAATTCTGTGCCTCGTAATGTATGGAAACTGATCTGTGTCAAGGGTGCAACGCCATTAGCCGGGCAACCGCCCGTTAATTGCGTTATTCGCACCGAAATCACAGTGCCAGCGGGGGTCGATGTTGCTGACCCTAACGAGTTAGCAGCAATGCTATCTCTTTACATCGGTGCTCTAACCCAATTGGGCAAAGAGACCGTTGATTCGCTGCGTTATGGCATTATTTAGCCGTATAATTGAACCGAATTCTCGGTCCTCTACTTCTTACCTCCTATTAGGAGCATGGAAATGGAAAGCAGCTCTTTTAGTACTGCTCTTTATTCAAGTCTACATCTCGATCTTGGTATCGCTAATTGCGTGGATAGCGAGCGATTTGGAGATGCACCTGTTCCCCCCTGCAGTGATGCAGACGGAATGGCCCGCTACTCCCTACTACGATCAGTCTTCAAGAAAACCGAAGCTGAAGTAGATAGCTCTGCTGAAACGCGTACTCTCCTTAAATTCTTAGAAGCCAATGCGGCTTGTAGTGAATGGGAGATGCCTGAGATTCAAAACCCTGCAATTGGCTATTCCATTAGCTATGCACGGTTATTGCTTAGAGAATGGCTGGAGCCACGGTGTGGCACAGACCTTGTCCTAACAATGTCAGGCATTGAAAGGTACGCCAGATTTGGACCTGGCCAGTCGAGCGGCATGGATAAAGATCGTCCTACCCAGTATTACTTTAAGGTAGGTGATCAGCCGATCACTGCATCTAGCGATTTCTTACTTTCCTGGTACCAGCAGTCTGTCCGAAACAATCCATTGTGCGAGGCGGCCGAAATGGCACGCGCAGCACGATGTGGACAGGCCGATGGGATAGTAGGCAGTAAGCTTGGTTTCGTACCCAAGTCCTACGCGGCACGAAGGATAACAAATACCGAACCTTCTATCAATACCTTTTTCCAGCTAGGTGCTGGGGTATTGCTAGAACATGCCTTACAAAGGCATCTTGGCATTGACTTTTCACTTCAGCCTGAGCGCAACCAGCGCCTGGCTTGTGAAGGCAGTGTCAGTGGAGCGTTTGCAACAATGGATCTAACCCAATGTAGTGACTACATAGGTCAGGGTCTTGTTGCCTACATGTTCCCTAAGTCCGCTGTGCAGTGGTTTAATACACTACGCACGAAACGGGTAGACATACCTGGGCTTGGAGAGCGTGAGCTCTTTATGACCGGTACGATGGGAAATGGATTTACTTTCCCAATGCAGACGATTCTCTTGGCTGCACTTCTATGCGGTGTCTATAAGACGCTGGACATAGAATTGTCAATCCCGTCCATCGAAACAGATGGTAATTTCGGGGTGTTCGGCGATGACATTATCTGTCTAACCGAAGCTTTTGGTCTCCTTTCTAAGGTTTTAACAACCCTTGGGATGAAGGTCAATACAGAGAAAAGTTTCGCGTGTGGTCCTTTTCGCGAGTCTTGCGGTGCCGATTATTTCAACGGCACAAACGTTCGTGGCGTGTATTTACATCGCTACAAAACTAGGCAGGACTATCTCTCTATATTCAACCGTTTAGCCATTTGGTCTGCTGAACACCGCATACCATTGCAGCGTAGCCTTCGGCTTATAGCGGATTTGCTCGGTAATGACCGGCAGCGCTATGTGCCACCAGACGAATCTTTAGAGTCTGGGGTAATTCTACCTTTTCCTCTTGTTGAGAAGGATAGTTGGGTTTACGAGAGGTACATTCCTGTTGTTTCTCCCTTTCATATTGAAACTTGGGAGTACATACAGTTGGAAGCTGAAAAGAATCCAGCTAAAAGGAGTGTACGTCGAGAGAAGTGGCTAAAAGCGCTCATCCACAAAATGGATGATTTCGGTGGATCTCTTAATGAGCCCGCCGTTCTTAAGGCGCTCTTATATGGAGCTATTAGGAGGGGTTCAATCACTCAGCGTGTAAAGAACCCTACTTACCGAAGTGTTGTTAGTATGTCCCCGCGGTGGGGGTATACAAATCAACCTCTCTGCAAGGATTTCTGCAGGGATAAACTTGAGTGGTGGAACCACTTGGTACTAGAGGCCACGACGGCTTCTGTATCTCCGTAAGGAATTACAAACGTCCGAGGTAACTTAGCAGCAACAACGCCCAGCACCTCGGGC